CACGTTAGCGGTAACTGGCACATCCACACTGACAGGCGCAGTTGGCGCACCCGGTGGTGTGACAGGCCCAATCACATCAAGTTCTGCAACCATCACTGGCGGCAGCATCACAGGCATTACTGATCTGGCAGTAGCTGACGGTGGCACAGGCGCATCAACAGCAGCCGCAGCACTCAACAACCTGCTGCCATCACAGACATCTGCCGCCAACAAGTATTTGCAGTCCGATGGCACCAACGCAAGTTGGGATGCAGTCACAGTCTCAACTGCTGACATCACAGGCACATTGGGTATCGGCAATGGTGGTACAGGCCAGACCAGCTTCACCGATGGTCAACTGTTGATTGGTAACAGCACTGGCAACACGCTCACCAAGGCTACGCTAACTGCTGGCTCTGGTGTGACCATCACCAACGGCAGCGGTGCCATTACTGTTGCCTTCTCTGGTCCAGGCGCTGGCTCAGTCACCAGCGTGGATGTCTCAGGTGGAACCACAGGCTTGACCACAAGCGGTGGTCCTATCACTTCCTCTGGCACCATTACCCTGGCAGGGACACTGGCAGTTGCTAACGGCGGGACAGGCGTTACCACCAGTACAGGAACAGGCGCAACGGTGAGGGCAACTTCACCCACTCTGGTCACGCCTTTGCTTGGAACTCCAACTAGCGGAGTTGCAACCAACCTAACTGGCTTACCTCTCACGACAGGCGTTACTGGCACACTGCCAATTGCCAATGGCGGTACAGGAGCAACCACTCTGGCGGCGGCTAATATTCCTGTTCTAAATGTTGCCAATACTTTCACTGGCACCCAGACCTTTAACGGCACATCCTCAAATCTGGCAGAAGTTCTGACCAACGCAGCAGAGGTGGCAACAGTCTCAGCTACAGCGGCTACAGGCACGATCAACTACGATGTCACCACCCAGTCTGTCCAGTATTACACCAGCAACGCATCAGCCAACTGGACTGTCAACTTCAGAGCGTCTAGCGGTACATCGCTGAATACGTTGATGACTACGGGCCAGTCTGTGACTGTGGCTTTCCTTGTCACGCAAGGCTCGACTGCCTATTACAACTCTGCTGTGCAAGTTGACGGTACAACCTCTGGAGTCACTACACGCTGGTTAGGCGGTGCGCCTACTGCCGGTAATGCAAGTGGCATTGATTCGTATCGCTACCTGATTATTAAGACAGGCAGTGCAACTTTCACAGTCTTGGCAAGCAACACACAATTCAAGGCGTAAACCATGCCATTACAAGCAACGAGTGGTGCGGCTAGTTACGATGCCTATGGCGGCGGAGTAGCGGCTATTCCCAATTACATTGAGGATGTGTTCAGCACGTACCTTTATACGGGTACGGGGGCAGCACAGACGATTACAAACGGCATTGACTTGTCTACCAAGGGTGGGCTGGTTTGGGTTAAATCAAGAAATTATGATTACAGTCATTATTTAACTGACACTGTAAGAGGGGCAAACAGTCAACTCCGCACAAACGTTACCAATGGGCAAGATGTTGATACTCAGCGAGTTACTTCATTTTTGACTACTGGGTTTACTTTAGGGACAGAAGTTGGCGTAAATAATTCTGCCTATAACTACGCCTCATGGACATTCCGAGAGCAGCCAAAGTTCTTTGATGTTGTGACGTATACGGGGGATGGGGTTAGTAGTAGAAGAATATCACACAGCCTTGCTTCAACACCGGGTTGCATTATTGTTAAAAGAACAAGCACAACTGGCAATTGGATTACATGGCATCGGTCATTTTCAAATTTAACCGATGATTATTTACTGCTTAATAATACTGGGGCGGTGGCATCTCAATCTGAAATATGGGGTACATATGCACCAACCTCAACAGATTTTGGTGTAGGTGCTAGTTCAAATAACACTAGTGGCGCAACTTACGTAGCCTATCTCTTTGCAAGCGACGCAGGCGGCTTTGGCCTGACGGGTACGGACAATGTGATTTCGTGTGGGTCGTTTACGACCAATGCTAGTGGGGAAGCAACCGTAAACCTTGGGTACGAACCTCAGTGGGTTATGTATAAGCCAGTTAGTTTAGCTAATAGTTGGAATATTATAGATACAATGCGTGGATATTCTGTTGGAGGCACATACGACCCTTTTTTACGGGCTAATGCTGCTGATGCTGAATATACTAGTGTTGACCTTGGATACCCAACCGCTACTGGTTTTTATGCAACCGTAGATGGTAGTGCAACTTGCATTTACATAGCCATACGCCGTGGCCCGATGAAAGTGCCTACGGATGCGACTAAGGTGTTTATACCTACTATTCGTACAGATAGTGGCTCTACAAGCACAATAAGTTCTGGTTTCCCACCAGATTTGGTAGTTGATATGTCAAGGTCAACTTTTTCATATCCTACATGGGAAGACCGTTTAAGGGGAAATACAAAAGCTCTTTACAGCAATGTAACTAGTGCTGAAGGAACATTTGATTATGTTCAATTTAATACAGGTTCCGGATCATCTCAGTATCAAATTTTGACACAAGGTGGGACAGTAAATTTTGTTGATTATGCGTTCCGCCGCGCCCCCGGCTTCTTTGATGAGGTTTGCTATGCTGGTACAAATACTACAGGACCGTCGATATCACATAACCTTGGCGCTGTCCCTGAGTTAATGATTGTTAAAAACAGAACTGGTGCTTCAACCTATTGGTGGGTCTATTCGGCATCGCTTGGAAATACATCAAGATTATTTCTTAATGATACTTCTGCTGTTGGTACGGGGTCTTCGGCTTGGACTTCTACATCCCCTACAAGTAGTGTTTTTACAGTTGGAACGTCAGCAGGTCAAACAAACGGAAATACATCTGAAAATTTTGTGGCCTACCTCTTCGCCACCTGCGCTGGTGTCTCCAAAGTAGGAAGCTACACAGGCAACGGCACAACCCAGACCATCAACTGCGGCTTCACGGCGGGAGCGCGGTTTGTTCTCATCAAGCGCACTGACTCAACGGGCGACTGGTACGTCTGGGACAGCGCACGGGGCATCGTGGCGGGTAATGACCCTTACCTGCTCTTGAACAGTACAGCGGCTGAAGTCACGAGTACAGACTACATTGACACAGCATCAACAGGCTTTGAGATCAGCAGTACAGCGCCAGCCGCTATCAATGCTAATGGCGGTTCGTTCATCTTTTTGGCTATCGCATAGGGAACAATCATGCAAATCAGAACACAAACAGGCGCGGTAATGTACGAAGCAGAGTTTCGTGCATACCAAAAAGCCAATGGTGGCCCATCATGGGAGACAACAACAACCGAGGTCTTAACAGCACTAGGCGCTGATGTTGTCTTTGAAGGCCCACAAGCCTCTGGCGGGACGGTCTACCAATACAGCCAAGCGGCTGGTGTCGAGCAGATTGATGGCAAGTGGTACACCAAGTACATCCTCGGCCCTACCTTTACCGACACAGCAGACACAACTGCTGCCGAGCAAGAGGCTGCGTACAAGGCCAGCAAGGACGCAGAGCAAGCCAAGTCTGTACGCACCAGCCGGGATGACAAACTGACTGAGACTGATTGGCGGTTTCGCAGTGATATGACACCTTCACAGGCGTGGAAAGATTACTGCCAAGCCTTGCGAGACATCCCAGCACAGGCTGGATTCCCCTGGACCATTACTTGGCCTGACGCACCATGAGCGAACTAGACACCCGATTGACGAGCCACGAGGCCGTTTGTGCAGAACGATATGCACAGATCAATGCAAGGCTCAAGCGGCTTGAGGGCGTGATTATGAAGACCACGGGTGTCTTGATCGTCAGTATGTCAGCCATTGTTTACGCATCTCTGACCTTTGGGCGATGATGTGGACTTCTTCGACGTCCTCGCAAAAGCATGGCCCATACTGCTGGCGCTGATCACCTTGATCATCGTGCTGGCAAAGTTGGACCTGCGGGTAGCTGTTCTGGAGGAAAAGATCAAAACGCTATTTGAGATGTGGAACAAGAGGGACAAATGATTGATCCGCTAACCGCATTTGCTGTAGCTCAGGGAGCCATCAAAGGGATACAAGCTGCCATCAAGATGGGTAAGGACATCAATGGCATCAGCGGTGACCTGATGAAGTTCTTTGAGGCGAAGGACGTTATCGCCAAGGAGTCAGTCAAGAAAAAGCCAAAGGGCTTTGGCAAAAGCGATACGGCAGTGGCGTTTGAGACGGTGATGCAGTTGAAGCAGCTCCAAGACGCAGAGAACGAGCTGAAGCAGATGCTGATCTGGTCAGGCAATGACGATGTGTGGAACGCCATCATGCTGGAGCGCAACCGCATGGTGGCTGAACGCAAGAAGGCAGAAGCAGAGAAGGCTCAAGCCAAGGCACTGAGGGATAAAGAGATAAACGACATCCTGACCTTTGGCCTGTGGGCTGCATTGGTGGCTGTAGTGATTGGTTTAACCGCGTGGCTTACGTGGCAACTTGTGGGGGACACATGACGGACGACAAAGGCGCATTGATTGAAAAAGCTACTTTTGCAATACTGCCGTTGCTGTTCTCCTGCGTTGTGTATCTGATGAGCGCCTTGTCCAACTTGAGCCATGAGGTGACCATCCTCAACAGCAAGATCAGCTTGGTGGTGACTAGCGACAACAAGCAAGCCAGCAACTCAGGCGCTGAGTTGGCAAGGGAAAAGCTGCGGCAGGACTTGGAAAAGGAAATCCAAAAGAACAGGGATGACATCATGCACAACCGACAAGAGATTGCCGTCATCAACACCCGGCTGGAGAAGAAATAATGGACTGGCTCAAACAAATCGCACCTACGATTGCTACTGCTCTTGGTGGACCATTGGCAGGCATGGCGGTATCTGCCATCTCCAAGGCCATTGGGGTTGACCCCGAGAAGGTGGGAGACATGATCAGCAGCAACAAGCTGACGGCAGATCAGATTGCAATGGTGAAGATTGCTGAGATTGAACTGCAAAAGCAAGCGCAGGAGCTTGGCCTCAACTTTGAGAAGTTGGAGGTGGAGGATAGGAAATCCGCAAGGGATATGCAGTCTGCCACCAGGTCTATGATGCCGCCAATATTGGCTGGTGCCGTGACCTTGGGATTCTTCAGCATCATGGTGATGATGTTCTTCAACAAGATTGACTCCAACAACCCCGCCATCCTGATGATGCTGGGCAGTTTAGGCACAGCTTGGACGGGGATAATTGCCTATTATTTCGGCAGCAGCGCCGGGAGCCAAGCCAAGACAGATTTACTCTCAAGGAAGTGACTATGAAACCCGGACTCTACGCAAACATCAACGCCAAGCAGGAACGCATCAAGGCTGGCTCAAAAGAGAAGATGAACAAGGTCGGCAGCAAGGCAGCGCCAAGCGCCAAGGACTTCAAGCAAGCAGCCAAGACAGCCAAGAAGAAATGAAGACTCCAGCTTGGCAGCGTAAGGAAGGACAAAACCCCAAGGGTGGGTTGAATGCTGCTGGACGGGCAAGCCTCAAGGCGGCTGGGCAAAACATCAAGCCACCCGTCAAGTCTGGTGACAATCCTCGACGAGCCAGTTTCCTCGCACGGATGGGCGGCAACGATGGACCAGAGTACAAGGACGGTAAACCCACCCGGCTGCTGCTGAGTCTCAATGCTTGGGGAGCCAGCTCCAAGGCTGACGCCAAGGCCAAGGCCAAGGCAATATCAGCGAGGAACAAATGACACCGCACTTCACCCTCGCCGAGCTGACGCACACTGACCATAGGACGCTGGACAACACGCCAAACGCACAGGAGCTGCTCAACCTCAAGAAGCTGGCTGAGTTTCTGGAGAAGGTCAAGACAGCACTTGGCGGCAAGCCTGTGATGATCAACTCAGCCTTCCGCAGCAAGGCAGTCAATGATGCCGTAGGCAGCAAGGACACCAGTCAACATAGGCAAGGCTTGGCCTGTGACTTTAGGGTGCCTGGGATGACGCCAGACGCTGTGGTGAGGGCGCTTATTTCGGCTAAACTTCCCTTTGACCAAATCATCCGTGAATACGATTCTTGGACTCACATCAGCATCGCTGAAAAGCCAAGGGGTCAGGCTCTAATTATCGACAAGCAAGGTACTAGACAGTTTGTCTGAAAGATCAATATGCTGATGCCACTCAAGATACCAGCAGGCGTTTACCGTAACGGCACTGAATACCAATCAATGGGTCGGTGGTTCGGCGCTAACTTGGTTCGGTGGTTTGAGAACACACTCAGGCCAGTTGGCGGCTGGCGCAAGAGGGCTAATGGACAGATGTCAGGCACCTGCCGTGGCATTATCAATTGGCGTGATAACAGCTCAACCCGCTGGATTGTGGCTGGCACCAACACCAAGCTGTATGTGATGAACCAGGCGGGAACGCTGAAGGAAATAACCCCCACCATATTCACACCTGGTGCAGCCAATGCAGCATTGCTAGTGGGCTATGGCTACGGCAACTATGGTGCATTTGCCTATGGTGTGGCTAGGCCAGACACTGGCGCAATCATTAACGCTGCAACCTGGTCAATGGACACTTGGGGTGAATATTGGGTTGGCTGCTGCAACAGCGACGGTCAATTGCTTGAGTGGCAACTAGGATTCACAACGCCAACCAAGGCAGTGGCGATTGTCAATGCACCCACCAGTTGCGCGGCGGTGATGACAACCTCTGAGCGTTTCATGTTCGCGTTGGGTGCCAGCGGTAATCCTCGGCTTGTGGCTTGGTGTGACCAGGAGAACAATACCGTCTGGGCACCAGCCGCCAATAACCAGGCAGGCAGCTTTGAGCTTACAACTGTCGGCTCCATCTTGGCGGGTAAGCGGGTGCGAGGCGTCAACCTGATATTCACTGATGTTGATGTCCATACGTCCAGCTACATTGGTCAGCCGTTCGTCTTCTCATTTGAGAAGGCTGGCTCTGGCTGCGGCTTGATTGGACCCCAGGCAGTAGCGGCTATAGACACTGCCGCCATCTGGATGAGTAGGTCTGGCTTCTGGATTTATGACGGTTACGTCAAGCCACTGCCATCTGACGTTGGCGACTATGTGTTCAGCAATATCAACTTGGAGCAGGCCAGCAAGGTGTACGCTGTGCATAACTCCAAGTTTGGTGAGATATGGTGGTTCTACACCAGCGCAGCATCAACTGAGAATGACTCCTACGTCATCTATAACTACCGTGAAAACCACTGGTCAATAGGTACCTTGGCGCGTCTGGCTGGGGTTGACAAGGGCGTCTTCAATAACCCGTTGATGGTCAGTGCTGACGGTTACATCTACGAGCATGAAGTGGGTTTTGCCTACGACTCACAGGTAATATTTGCTGAGTCTGGTCCAGTGGAGATTGGCAACGGTGAGCAGATCATGCAGGTTCGTAAGGTGATACCGGACGAGTCCAACCTCGGTGATGTCAACATCAGCTTTAGCAGCCGTTTCTATCCAACGGACACTGAGACAACCTACGGTCCATTCACCAGCGCCAACCCAACAGACGCACGGTTCAGTGGACGCCAGGTCAAGATGAAGGTGACAGCCGATACGCTGACTGATTGGCGGGTGGGGGTGATGCGTTTGGATGCAGTGCCAGCCGGGAAACGCTGATGTCTCTCAACGTACCGCACCCACCACAAGTCTATACGCCAGTCATGGAGGCACAGCGTAACTTCCTGCTGGAGAACGCTGACCGATTGAACAGGAAGACCAACGCTGACGTTGAGATTAGCAGCAGTAAGCTGATATTGACATCACCAAATGGGACTAGGTACAGTGTGGTGGTGAGTAACGCTGGCGCATTGTCAACAACGGCGCTATGACAGATATTGAGAGATTGAGGCCAGAGATTGAAAAAGCCTTAGAATATTCGTTGAACACTCACACATTTGATGATGTCGTTGAGCTGGTCCAGCAAGCCAAGATGCAATTCTGGCCTGGAAAGAATTCGGTGGTGGTTACAGAGATTGTTCTCCACCCACAACAGAAATGCCTAAACTATTTTCTAGCAGCAGGCGTGATGGAAGAACTAGAACTGATGTCACCAATGATCGAGGCTTGGGGTAAGAGCCTTGGATGCACTCGCGTCACTTTAGCTGGACGCAAGGGATGGCAGAAGACTTTTCTGGCAAAGACAGGTTACACACCAAAGTGGTGGATTATGAGCAAGGAGTTATAGTATGGCTGACATTTCAATTGCAGACGCCTATCAGCAAGTCTTAGGCAGAACACCAAGCGCAGATGAAATTGCCTACTGGCAATCTCAATTTGGTACAGCAGTTGACCCTGTTGAGCTGTCCAACTTTAGCGTGGCGGCTCAACCCGAACGTGCAGCGGCAGCGCCAACCAATACAGCCGTTCGGGATATGTACAGGCAAGTGCTAGGGCGTGAACCTGACGCCTCTGGCTTGCAATACTTTGCTGACCGTTTTGGTACGTCCATTGACCCCACTGAGTTGGGTATTTTCCAGAGCATGGCGGCTGAAGAAGTTGCTGCCAATGCCGCTAGGAATGGAGCACAGCAATTAGCCGCACAACAGGCGGCAGCAGCAGCAGCTAACACTACAACTACAACTACTGCTGCTGGAACTGGAGCCGCTACAACTGCTGCAACTACTGGAATGTCAGTAGCTGATGCCTATCGTCAAGTCTTGGGGCGTGAACCCGACGCTGCTGGATTGAAATA